GCATTACTTTCTACATTTGTAATGTTTTTAGTTTTTTGTTTAACGATAATTTTACTAACTAAATTTCCTGTATCACTTGCTGGTGCTTGACCTGGTGCAGATGCTCTATGTGATCTTCTAGGATTATATTTTTCATAAACTATTCCTGACTTTGCACCTGCTTGAATACTTTTAATTGCTTCGCCTCTTATAAATTGTCCACCACCTTTTACTATTTCTTGAAAAGGTATTTCCATATCTTTTTCTAATTTGTTTAATTGAGATAAAACTTTTTTTATATTTTTAACACTAAATTTAATATCCATTAGTTTGCCACATCTTCAATAGCTTCTAAAGTAATATAATTATTATTATCATTTTCATCATTAATTTTAATTATATTAAAAGTTCTAGTTCCATATAATATTCTCATCTTTGTATTAATAGCATTTTTAGTACCATTATGTCTTATAAGAAACTCGTATGTGTGTGGGTTTTCTATCTGTCGCCCTGTCTTATCAGAAAATATTTCTTTGCCACCTTTTGGTGTCATCTTTGCATAAGCAGTAACATAAGTACTTCTAGCAGTAGTATAACCACCCATATTATCTGTACTTAAATCAGCATTTTGTAAAGTAATTAAATTTTTAGTTTTACCTACTCTTGATACTGACATATTATATTCCTAAAAGGTTATTTAATCTTTGAACTTTATAAGGTGCAAATAACATTGCAACTGTATTAGGTATAAGATTAACATTCATACTTGTAGCTATTTCTCTATTTTCATAAAGATGTAAAGCTAACATTTTAATTGCTTGTACTAAAGGTTTTGGTACATCACTTGCCGAATTACCATATCCTGCTCTATATTTTATTTCATAAGCATTAGCATTTCTTAATTCAGAAGCAGTTGGCCAACTTGATCCATTCTTTAAAACTACTCTACCTTGCAAACTTGTTGTATCTACATAATAATTAGTTGCCGCAAATGTTGAAGCTGTATCTTCATTATTATAATATTTTAAATGAGTTACTGAAATTAAATTAGGTTTAGGTAATACTATATAATTTTGATTAGCTTGTAAGTCAGCCGCAACATATAAACCCTCTGGTAATCTTTGATCTGAATAAAAAGGTAATCTATCTAAAAACAAAGTTAAATCTTGTTGTGTGATTGCTCTACCTGTATATGCTTCTGCCATGTCTTGTGCTAAAAATACAAGAGATTCAATGAGTGCGTTTTCTGAAGTATCAGAACTATCAATTCTTGCAAACAATTTAAAGTCAGCAATACTAACTACATTTGTTGCCCAAGCTGTATCTATTTTTAATCCACTCATTATTTAATCCTTATTTTTTTTTACCGAAAACTTTTTTAAGTATGCTTTTTGATTTTTTTTCTACTTTAGTTTCCATTTCAGTTACAACTTTTTTAGTTGTTTCCATTGCTACTGATTCAGCTTGACCATTATTGATAAGAGTCGTTGCTAATTTCATTTGCCATGGCGAACTCATATCATACACACTATCTTTTGCATAAGTCATAGTATCTGAACCATTTTCATTAGCAGTAGCTATTTTATTTACTTTCATTTTTATTTTCATATTTTTCTCCTTTTAAATTTTGAGTATCTTGGGGAAGTTCCACTCTCGCTTTCCTCCCCCAAAAATATTATCCTAAGATAATTAGTTATCTATAAATTATAGATTAGCTTGTGCGTCAGTTGGTGCACTTTCTAGATTTCCTAAAGCACCAGTTACACCAAAAACAGTTCCTGTTCCATGTGTTCCTGAAAAATCAAGTACACATCTGATGTATCTTTCTGGACCAACATAACCGATACCATAGACAGCATTACAATCGCCATCAGCATCAATAGTTTGCCAGATACCAGTTGCACCAACAGTTCCACCAGTAACAAAATTATTATTTGTTACATCAGCAAAAGTTGAATTATCAGCACTATCTTGTAGTCTAATCTCAACTTTGTGAGTTGTACTGAAAGTTACTCCTGGAGCACCTACATTTACCATTACCATCGCACTGTTTGCACCCTGCGTATCAATACCAGTACTGTTTGTATCAGCATCTTTAACGATAGCATTTAGGGATTCAACAAGTTTAATGTTGTTTTTTAAATCAAACATTTTTTTATTCTCCTATTATTATTAATATTAATTACTGAATTGTAATTTTAGTTAAAGCCTCATCAAGAATAACTTGACCACCCACTCTTCTTCTAGCGATGTATCTTACGTTACCTGTATTAGCTTGAGTAAAAGGATCTCTCATAATTGATAAAGTTGTTCTATCAACAATCATATATCCTCTTCTAAAATCACCAAACACAACTGGAACAGTTCCATTTGCGATCGCTGGCATATCAGTACACTCAACAATAGGATGTCCTAAAATATTAGAACCAACACCCATAGTATATACACCTGGTTGGAAAATATATTGTCCTGCTGTATCTTGCAATTTTCTAACTGCCGCAAGAGTTGATCTTGACATTATAAAAGAACCATTTCTAGCATATTCTGCTTTGACATTGTGAGCCGCATTAATCAAATCATTTCCACTTAAAACGTCATTAGTGATTGATGTTTGTGATCTAGTTGCAGGTAACCCTGTAAGAATACCTTCTGGTTTTCCTATTGAATCGCCTGATACGAATGCCGCACCTTCTGCTTTTGCAAACTGCTCTGTAAATTCAGAGTTCATTTCTGCTTCTAAATTGAAAACTGAATCTTCTAGTTCCATTTCAGAAATATCTATTAAAGCATACATTTCATGTGCCGCAATCTCATCTAAACCAACTGTGTAACCAGTAGTTTCGCTTCTTGTACCTTGTTCAGCAACCCATTGTGCAGTGAACTCTCCAGTTCTTTTAGGAACTTGGATACTTCTTTGCGATGTGCTTCTGATTCTAGCAATTGATCTAATTGGAGAATATTCAACTATTCCTTTGATTAGTTCTCTTACATATTCAGGTGGAGCAAGGTAACCAGCTGTTGAATCATTTCCAACAGTTAATACTTTTACTTCATCTGGAGATAGGTTTTCTTTGCCTTTTCTTAACCATTTGTCAAAAACTTGAACTTGTTTTGATTCTACTTTTGAATCGTTTCCAAATCCAGGTCTTGATATAATAGTTTCTAATTTAGCCATTGATTCTTGGTTTTGCTTTTGTGTTTCAGCTTGGGCTTTCATGCTTACTTCCATATCAGCAAATTTATCCATATCTTTTTCGATTTTAGATAACTTCGCTTCAGTTACTGGATCAGCAGTTCCTTTAGCTTCAACTTGTGCAAGTCTTTCGTCATTTGCTTCTTTGAAAGACTCAAAAGTTTTCCCAAGAGTTTCAACAGCAGTTTTTACTTCGTTGTTGTCCATATTATTTCCTTTTGGTTTTTTATTGTTTAATTATATTAGCAACTTTATTTATTAAGTCAGCTAATTGTTTATTGTCATCTCCAGCATCTCGCTGTGATAAAGATTCCGATAATGCTTTTGCACCAATCTTCGCCTCTGTCCGAGAAAGACCTCCTGCATCACGCAAGATTTTCTCCCACTCTCGAATATTTTTAGCATTCCCTTTGACAGTTTCAATTAAAGCACTTTCATTCATAGGGAAAGTTACTAAACTGATTTCCATAAGATCAACTTCTTTAAGAGTTCTTACTCCTCTTTTATTTTCGTTGTATCCTTGTTTCTCTGGGTCTGCTCTAAATCCTATTGACATACCATCTAATGCACCCATCTTTAAAAGTTCGTATGCTTCACGACCTTTTTGAGTTCCCATAGCTAGTTGTCCTTTAACAAATAATCCTTTTGAATCTTCGTACATATCTGTAAAGACTCCAATAGGTTCATCTGTTTTATGTTGGTATAACATTTTAACTTTGCTTACTGGTCTATTTACTAATGATTTAGTAAATGCACCTTTTTGCATTATGTCATTACCTTGATCTTCATTTCCAAATATAGAACCATAACCAGTAAATATTCCTTTACTATTTTCTGCTTTGATTTCTGATTCAAAAACTAATTTTTTTAATTCTGTATCGCATTGACATATACCATCATCTTGGCACACACAAACACTTTTCATAGGTTTTTTCTTTTTAGGTTTTCTATAAGATGATGAATATTTATCTTCTTCTTCGTCATCATTACCATAACCTTTGCTAATTGCTTCTTCATAAGACTCATGAGTATTACATGGCATATAAATAGTTTTGCCATCTTTATCCATACTATGTGTTCCTACACAACCTATTTCTTTTGCTTTATCTCTAGCGTCATCTTGATTATCAAACTGATCTTCTGCTCTTGCTACCTTTTGCATTTCAGTTTCTTCCATTTCAGGTTTTTTTGCTTTAGACGAGATAACATCTGTCAAAGATTTTATAGCTTCGCCCATTTTTTCAATATCATTCATTGAATATTTCTCCTTTGTTTTATTTTTATATTGAGAATTACATACAGCTAATCTTTGCTCTGTTTTAGGAAATTCAGAAGTAGTCTTGTCATCTGACATACATCTACTTATAAAATCCTCTCTCGTTTCTTTATCTTTTGGTTTTACTAATGGCATTATCTACCCTTAAATTTTTTCATAACCTTTTTGCAACAGTTATCAAACCATTTATATTTGTCGTTCAGTCTGCATAATGCAACACCGATTATTATTCCTATTATTATTTCCATTTTTTTCTCCTATAAAAAATCAGGTGTAATATAAATTGATGCACACCTGCAGTTAATTGTATTTCCAGCTGAACCTCTAGGATCGCCTGGATATTTTAATCTTTCTCCACCTACAACAAAAAATTCTTTTAAATCAACTCTTTGTCCTGAAGCAATAGAATGACTGACTCTTGTTCTATTATCTTGAATAGCAACCCACTCTTTAACAGTTCCATCTATTTTCATATTTTCAGCAACTGCTTCATTTGCGAAACTTGCAACTCTATGAACTTCTGTTCTTGATATTAGGTTTGCTCTATAAACACCCATACCTATAAGTGTATTTCTTAAAGCAACTCCTGTTGCTTCAACTGATAGACCATCATTATAAGAATTGTCAATAACTTTTGCCAATCTCTTTCTAGTTGTTTCATCTATCTCTCCTGCCCAAACAGAAGTATTAAAATCAATAAACTCTGATAATTCTTTTTCAAAGTCGCTGTCAAAATCTTTAGAAAAAAATCTTCCTAAAGCATAATCTTTAAAAGAAAATGCAACAGTTCTATAAAGTGTATTTAAAATTAATTTTAATTTATCATTTTGTTTTCTTAACTCTGCGTCAAGCATTATCTGACTTCTTGTTTGATATGCTATCTCAACTTTGTTTGCAAACTCTTTAAAATATCTATTTAATACTTTATAATATTGTCGTCTAAATGGTGTTCTTAATCTTTCTTGCTGATACCAGATTCTTTCTCTAACACCTTTAAATAATTTTAATTGTTTGCGATTAAAAAACATTATCTACTTTGTCCTGACATTTTATTTATTCTCTTTATTATTTTTTATTAAATATTTAACTACTGTTCCTGCTGGGTTAAAATCCATTTTACCAACTGAAACACAACCATTCATAGAAATTAGAAACAAGATTAGAATTATTCTAATGTAGCGTTCTATTATCGACTCCATAATAATTTTCTTCAAGTTCAGCAATATTATCAAGAATGGTTTCAGCATCAAAATCTATACTCTTAGTCATACAAATATAAGAAGTATAATGTGCGGCTTCTTCTTTTGATTTAAACTTTCCTATTCTTATTACTACTTCACACTCATCTTTATTTTTTAGTTTCTCTATAAATAATTTTGTTTGTTTTATTGCACTCATGTTGCTAGTGGGTGTCCATCTGGCAATAAATCTAAATCAAATTTACCACTTCTAAATTTACCTGTTCTGACTGCAAATAAAAAAGCATTTACTCTAGCATAAGCCCATTGATCTGATGAAGTAACTCCTGGTCTAACACTTCCTGGATTAGTATTATAAGCACCAACTCCTCTTCTAAAGACAGCACTTAACATTCTTAAATTTACTCTTTTGCCTTTTTTATCTCCATGCTTTTCATTATGTTCATCGACTTTATTTTTAAGACCTTTTTTAACAGCTTCTGAAAGTGCTTTTTCTTCTATTTCATTTTCTAAAAATTTATTCTTTTCTTTTTCTAGTTGGTTTCTAACTTTAGTACTCCAGCTAAATCCAGCATCTCCACCCCAAAGTGCCCAAGCTATTCTACCATTTGATGGGTAACCTTTCTCTCCTACTCTAAATCCTTGTGCATCTTTATCGCTTTCATGTCTGCTAAAAAAACTAAACATTCTTCTAACAGTACTAGGAGATAATTTTTCTTTAGCAACAATCTGACTTGCTCTAGTTGCACCTATTCTAGTACCACCTCTATTAAATTCTTTTCTCCAAGCAATACCTTTTTTAGCCTCAATAACCATTGAGTCAGTAGGTGTTGTGTTTATATCACTAATTGCTTTTAAAATTTCATCTATTTCTTCCT